ATCTGGGATCAGTACAACCGCGAACGGCGGGACTGATCAAGTTATTATCCTAACTTACCGAAGCGCGAGCGCAAGCTCGCGAGCCGGGGGGGGAGGGTGGGCCCCGAGCACACAAGCGCGCGGCTGTCAATAAAAAAATAAAAGTTGACAAAGTAAGTTTAATAATTTAATATGGGATTTTATAAGAAAGGATAATTATGTTAATAAAAGACGCTAAAAAAATCACGGACAGTTTTACAAAAACCAGCAAGATGCCTGGACTATCTTACAGCCTGCCGGCCTGGGAATGTAAGACCGGCTGGAAACTTTCAAAAGTTCCTGGCACGCCTTGCTTTAGCTGCTACGCTAAAAAAGGAAATTACACAAGATACCCAGCAATTAAAGAAGCACAGTATCGAAGACTAAAAGCAATTGATCACCCGCAATGGGTCGATGCGATGGCCGTTAAAATTAAGAATCAAAAATGGTTTAGATGGCACGACGCCGGAGACGTTCAAAGCGTCGAGCATATGGCCAAGATCTTGGAGGTTGTAAGGTTAACACCTAACACACGCCATTGGTTACCGACTCAAGAGCGCCAATTTTTACCGGACCCAAAAGACGTTCCTGAAAATTTAGTTATAAGATTATCAAGATCTAAAATAGACGGGCCGAGCTCCAGCGCTTGGAGCCACGAATCAGGCGTTACAACTTCAGACAATAGAACCTGCCCCGCTCCGGATCAGGGCGGCAAGTGTTTAAGCTGCCGTAAATGCTGGGACAAAAGAGTTCAAACCGTGGTATATGGTAAACACTAAAAATGTTAGTGTTTAAACATCCAAAATATTATGAAGAGATGCGCAGGCGCGCGAAGCGCGAACAGGAGCTCGAGCGCAAGCGAGCGAGCGAGCGAGCGAGCCGGGAGGGTGGGCCCGCGAGCAGCGAGCCGGAGAGCGAGCGAGCGAGCGATCAAGCGTCAGATGAGGACGCTAGCAAGCAGCGTTGAATGTGGTCCCAATCATTCATTGCGAGGGAAGGTGTTTCGCGGTGGTCTGTTAACAGACCGGGGATCGATTTACTCTCGTATAATTTAACCAGCTTAAGGGAAGGCTGGTTAACAAGGATAAAGTTACGTTTTATTCTAGTTAAGTGGAACAATTTTTGATGTGGACTAAATGATATTTTATTACCTCTAACTACCTTGAGCTCTACCATAAAAAATCCACAAGAATCGTTATATCCCAATAGATCTGGCACGCCAAAGGATGCCCAAGACTCCAGTCTTGTCCACTGAATTTGAGGTGTTTTCTTCTTAACTAATTGCCAAAATTTGCTCTCTGGTTTCACCGCAACTTTATACTATATATGTTACATTTGAGTAACTAAAAACGTAAGTTATTTTGCATAATGAATACTTTTTTGATATAAAAACGTAATTATGGATAAAGTAATACCAAGAAAAATGGGAAGACCACCAGCTTTAACAATGAGACAAAAGAAATTTGCTGAATTGTATGTTTTTGATCGTGGTAAAAAGACTCAAACACAATGTGCATTCGAAGCAGGATATAAAAATAGAGCAGCAGCAACAGGATCAGACTTAACTAATCCAAGAAAATATCCTTTAGTATGTGAGTACATAAGTAAACTAGAGAAAGAACAAGAAAACAGATTTAGAATTAATAAATCAATTCATATGCAAGACCTTGGTAAGATTAAAAATATATCTATGGAGCAGCCTTCTACATACTCTGTTGCTCAAAGAGCAGAAGAGAATAGAGGTAAGGTTATGGGTTATTATAAAAATGAAAACATCAATACTAATATAAATGTTCAGTTAGATAATATGACTAAAGAAGATTTAATTAAAGAATTTGATTCTTTCTATCAAGAAAAAATAAAAGATGTTACGCCAAAAGAAGATGTAATAGAATCAGAAGAACAAACAGACTCTGAAACTTATCAAGATAAGAAATAGATTTACTCCATATCTTTTTTGGAAACTTTTTTACTAACGACCATTTGTTGGTCACTGTTTCGTACATTGCCATAATCTACTCCTTGTGAGTTAGGTCCCTTCCTTGGTGGAAGTTGGTCCCATTTTACATTAGGCATATTCTTTGTCAACGTGGGATTAAAGATTCTATTAAAGTTTTCTTCGTATAAATCATTGGTAGGTCTTGATCTACCATCATATTTAAATTTTTTATTTTTCATTTATTTTCTCCATCTTAACTATACACCCTATTGGGAATACATTTCTATCACTAAATAGCTCATCATTTACTTCATAGCTAGCAAAAGTTCTAACATTCTTTTTATCTTTGTTTAAAAGATATGCGTGAGTTATCATCTCTGATGGCATAAATCCTAATGCTGAATGTAAATCTGCGTGGCCGCTGTCCCCAGTGATGTCCAGCCACGTGATCTTATAGAAGTAATATCTCTTCTTCTTGATCACAACAGATTTATATTTAGATTTTTTAGGACGTCTCATATTATTCTATATACTGTATAGTGAGATTTTTGGGCAAAAAAGTTTTCAAAAATAAAAAAAAGGTCGCGCGCGTCGAGTAGCAGAGTGTGCCAAGTGTGCCACCGTAGATTTTTGTCGTGGCACAGCTATAACCTTTGGTATTCCACACTAATAGTCTAAAAACGTAACTGTGCCAAGTGTGCCAGAGGTTTTTTCTTATCACAAAAAAAAATAATAGGGGCAAATATTCTACTATACGTGGCACGGCTACCTATCCTTTAACCCCATTTTTGTCACAAATGAGATGCTTGACGCATTTGTGCCATAATTGATTATTTTCTTTACTCCAGACCCCTGTAATTCAATATCCGCGTACGGCTTCCATTGTTTACGTATCAGATTTAGTTCTAAAATCAGATTCGCCCATTGTTTGGGACTTATGTTTGTCGCTGCTATAGTTACCTTTTTCATAATCTATACACAATTTACCATCTAAATGGTCCATTTCATGCTGTATGCACCTGGCCTCTAAATTGTAAAATGTTTTCTTCTTTTCCTCTCCATTTTTGTCTTGATACTTTAGAATAATTCTAATGTGTCTACTTACATCACCAGTTTTACCTGGAGCTGATAGACAGCCTTCATTATCACGTAATGTTTCATCAGATTTCTCTAAAATTTCTGGGTTAATAAATACTTTTTCGTTAGTTTGACTGCGTGAGCAGTCCATTACAAACATTCTTTTTTGATAACCTACCTGTATTGCAGCCAATCCAATACCACTGTTTTGGTACATAGTTTTGTACATATACTTAATAAGTCTGCTAGTCTTATCATCCAATGGAAATTCTACTGGATTAGATTTAGTTCTTAAGAATACATCCGGATATTTTACCAATTCTATGTACACGGGACCTCCACGCTAGCTTCGGCCCCGTTCCCTAGGGATTTCATTAACTCTGTTTAAATGTTCTTGATTTAAATAATTCATTTTTATCTGCTTTGATTACAAGTCTAGCCGGGTTTGCATCTCCAATTATATTGCTCTCTTGTATTTCAATACGTCTAACGTCTTCTAAATGTCCTGTCATAGTTTCAATATAAACTGGACAATCGGATATCATAGTACCTTTCTGGCCTCTAGTGAACTGATCCAGTATCTGCTGTAGATCTCTTAACCTCATCTAACTTCCTCCCTATCTTTTTAACTAATTCGTACCATTTCTTTTCCCACATTTTTTTCATATCTCCGTCTGTTTTTCTATACATGGTATATATATTATCCAGACGTCTTTGCTCTTGAGCTATAATACTCATCAACCCTCCTTAAAAAGTTATGCATACTTTGTTTAAACTCTTCTCCCTCAATAATAAATTCCTGATAATAATTATCGACCGTACACATCATCACAACACCTTTTGTAATTTGTGTATTGAATAGAATATTATGAGCCATAGCATACGCTGCTAGCTGAAGTTTATAATCTCCTATCCACTCTGGTCTTTTAGGTTTATTACTTTGTTTGAAGTCTATGATTGCATCCTGACCTTTATGTATTCCGACCAAGTCTGTTTGGCCTGCATACAATCCAGGATAATATAATGTGCATTCCGTACCATAATATTCTGTTACACTTGATAACCCACTTTGAATAATTTGAATGGCCATATTGTGTGCTTGTTTACCTACATCAGTTTGATCAAGATAGCCTTGTTCTAAAACATATTTTTCAAGGATCTTGTGCATCGCCGTTCCACGCTCCGCGGCACTCGTTTTAATTCTCTCGGCAGCCTCTTCACCAACCCGTTCCTTCCATCTCAACAACGATTCGCGCTTCTCGGCTGGTTGTGTAGCATCGAGAATAGTTGTCACCGATGGTAACTTCTCCTTATCAAACACATAATGTCGTTTACCTTCTATTTTTTCGCGCTGCGTCTTTGGGTATCTAAAGCTATTATTTTTTTTCATATATTTTTTAAATCCTTGATATCATTTAATTTATTTAACTTCTCTTGTTTTATTTCATAGAGTGGTGCGTAAGTTTTAAAAGAAGTTCCATCATCTCTTTGTCGAAGATCTCCCTTATTATAAAAGTCAGCAGTGTCTAAAAATTTTTTCTTATCTAACCAACCACAAAGTTGTACGGTCTTTGTGTTACGATTTATATTTACAAATAACAAAACGTCAGAAGATATTTCTTTTTGATAACCAACAAAGTTA